AAGGTTGATCTCACCAAACTCCTCTTCAATCTTCGGGTGGGAAAAGGCCTCAATGCTAATTCCATCAGCAAGTGCCGGAAAAAGCTTCTGAATAACTGCTGAGATCTTCTCTGTCTGCTCTGTGGGCATTTTCTCGGTTGAGACTTGATCTGAATACATTTAATCTATATGATTTATTAATAAAAAAAAAATCAATTTTTTATTGATAAATAAATTTGTTAGAAAGTTTTAGTTAGTAAATGTTTTAATATCTGAACTGAATTATATGCTGCTCCTTTTAATAATTGATCTCCTGATACAAAAAAATTCCAACTCTTATAATTAAACATTTCGTCTGAATCTAATTCTGGTCTAATTCTACCAATATATATATCTGTTTTATTACTTGTTTCAACAGGCTCGGGAAATGAATTTGTAAAATGATTTTCTTCTATTCTTAGACCTGAAAATGATTCTAATGCTTCGTAAATTAAATGCATTTCAACTCCTTTATTAAATTCAACATTAACTGATAAACAATGACTTGTTAATGTTGGCACTCGTACACACGTCGGATTTATTATTATTTGATAATTGTTCAAAATCTTTTTAGTTTCCTGAACCATCTTCATTTCTTCTTGATTATAATAATTATCTGTTATCTTTGAATTATGCGAAAAAACATTAAATACATATTGTTTCTTCCAAAAGTCAGTTGTTATTTCTCTACCTTCAACACATTCTTTTGTCTGTTGTAATAATTCATCTAAACCCTTCTTACCTGCTCCTGATGCTGCTTGATAAGTTGAAACATTAACCTTACGTATAGATTCTATTTTTAGTAATGGTGCTAATAACATAACCAACATTGTTGTTGAACAATTTGGACTTGCTATTACTTGTGATGTGTTAGCTTCAGAGATATTTATTTCTGGAACTATAAGAGGAATATCTTCATCTAAACGATATTCAGATGAGTTATCAATTATAACGGTTGAAAGTTTCATTAATTTTTTATGTTCAATAATGTTTCGAGCAATATCATTTTCAACTGCTAAAATTAAATAATCAAAATCTTTCATATATTCCAATTTAAAAGTATCAATTACATATTCTTCATTATTTATTGTTATTATTTGACCTTTAGATGACTTACTAGCAAAGACTCCAAGATAGTTATATTTTATATTCAATAGTTTCAAACTATCTATAATCTTCTCACCGACCAAACCAGTTATACCAATAATACCTAAACGGATCGGCATTTTAATTGTATTTATAATATAAAAAAACTTATATTATAAAGTAATTTAATCAATTTTTTATCCAAATAATTTCTTTAAAGAATTTATTACAATTGTTGGTTGGCCATAAGGGGCAGGTTCAACTGGAACAAATTTACCAAACTTAATTGCTAAACTAATTATCAATACAATTACAGCAAATATAGCATACCCCATAAAATTATTTTTTTGTATCCTTAAAACAGATTTAGTTGGTTTGGCTTTTTCGTAAAAAACTGTAATAGCTGAATCAACCTCTGTTAATCTCTTAATATTAGCCTGTGCTGTTAAAATGTTGTTAAATTTACCAACTGGGTATTCACCAGTATAAGTTTCTCCATCAACTATATATTTATATTGAGCGACTAAATTATAAACTGTTTTATTATTTACAATTTTAATATTTGCTACAGAAGAAGTACTTGTTTCAACAGCATCATTTATTTTTACATTAAATATTTTTGCTTTAATTTCTTGATATAAATTTGTATTATCAACTGCTGATTCTGAATACGCAAAATAAGACAAAATTGATGAAATAATTAATCCAATAATAAAGATAACATTTTTAAATCCCATGAGTATATATATTAAATTATAATAAAAATATATTTTATTAATTTTTATATAATCCAATCGCAGATATATTTATTTTTTCAATCCATTTTATACAACCTATCGCAAATATATTTTTGTTTAGAATTTCATGTGTAATTGTAATCTTTTCATTTTCATTTTCATATATTACTTCATGTATTCCATATATTTCTCCTTCTCTAGCTGAAAATATATGTGAATATGGTAATAATATCTTATCCGCTAATGTTTTTGCTGTGCCACTTGGAGCATCTTTTTTGTGTTTATGATGAGTTTCATATATTTTAATTGAGCTATTGGGAATATTTATTTTAGGTAATATATCAATCATTGTAGATATACCATCTGAAAAATTAGATATTTGTGCGACTGCTACAAATTTAGAATAATCATCAATTAACTTAATTGGCAAATCACCAGTTGATCCAATAATTAATGGATAGTATAATTGATTCTGTATTAAATTTTCTAATAAAGATTTACAACCAATATCTGATGTTACATCTAATATAACAATATTCGTGTTAGATAATAAACCTTGAAAGAGTTGAGATGTATAATTAGTAGTTCTATCAATATTAGCAATATAATTAATATTTTTATTATCTTTTAAACAATCTATAACAGTTCTACCTAATTTACCATTATGTCCATGTATTATTAGATTTATTGGTAAAGATTTAGGTAATTCCAAATTAGATATCATTATATATATTTAATTATTTATTTATTGTAAATTTACTTTTAAACATAATTTATCAATTTTTTATATTATTTTATTATATGAGCAACTATTTAATATCTAATAAAAAAAATTGGAACGATATTATTATTGATGGTAATGGTGGTATTAATCAAACGATTAATTCATCATTTTCAAAATTTATAAATATAAATACTATTAATAAAAGTTTATCAGAAAATATATTATCAATTATCTACTATGATACTAATTCAAATGAAATTAAATTTGCTTATGGATTAGAATATAATTTAAATTTTCAGATTATAACAAAAGTATCTGAACCAATTACTAATCTAATAGCATATACTGATTATGATCTAAATTACACTATTTTTTACACTGATTCTACAAAATTATATTATATATCTAAAAAATTATCAGCAAATACTAATATTTTATTAAATACATTAAGTTCCGGTGTAAATAAAAATGATAATATTTCTTTAAAAAAATATATATCTCAAAACGACACTAATAATAATGATATTTTATTTATGTTATCAATTGGTTCAAATATATATAACTTATTAATCGATTATAATATTTCAACAAATCTTATCATTACTGATTATAATGGAAAATATTATTACCCTTATATATATAATAATAATAAATATGTTGTATATACATCAGATATAAATATAATTATATTAAATTTAACATTTTCATATACTGTGACTAAAATTGGAAATATAATTTTTAATAAATTTCAGGGAAAATCATCATATTCTTTTGAAAATACAGATTATTATTGTCCAACATCATGTCTATATATATCAAATATACAAAATATACCAATTTCAATTTCATTTTGGTTTAATATTCCAGAATTAAGTGATTTAGTAACTAGACAATCTATTATGGGTTTAGTTAATAATACAATTATTAATAATGGATTAAATATTATCGCATGTAATGGAGGTATATCAGTTAGTATTCAAATGTTGGATAAAATATATGAAATTAATTCAGAAGAAAATTTATATTTATATAATAAGTGGAATCATTGTTGTTTAACAATTGATTCTAATTTTAATACTAATTTATATCTAAATAGTTCTCTCGTAGGAAATATTAATATTAATAATAATTTAATTAACTATTCTACTTTAATTATAGGAGGATATAATAATTTAATTAAAGGATATAAAGGGTTTATGTATGATCTTATGGTATTTAATAAATCAATCTCAAATAATGACATTAATAACATTTATAATTCATCTCCTATAGATATTTCTAACAGAATTATTTATATACCAATGACTAATCCAAATGATATAATAAGTAATTATAAAACTGTAGGAATTTTAAAAAATACAGATCAAATATATATTAATCCAAAATTAGTTGGTATTAATAATTTAATTCAAATAATATTAATTAATTCTAAAAATAATTATGTATATTCAACTACAATAAATAATAATATTATTTCAATGAATTCACGATTAATTCAATGTGATGATTATATACCAATAAATATACATAATATACACACAAATACAAACAATATTTTAATATATTGTTTATTAAATTCAAAAATATCAGAAGTAATATTAAATAATGGTGTTGTTAGATACAATAATTTAATTGATAATAAAAATTATCTTATTAAAAATTTTGATATAATTTATTTAAATTCCTTTAAATATATATCATATATAAGTGATGATAATAAATTACATTTATTATATAAAAAAAATAATATCTATACTATAACAACAAATTATTTAATACAAAATATAACAATTTCTAATAATCTATGTCCAAAGTTCTCCAAATCGGTATCCGATTATTATTTTGTATTAAATAAGAATTATAATATGACTACAATTACAATCAATGATAATGACCAAATTATTGATGAATTCTGTCTAAATCAATTAATCTATATATCAGATAATATAAATAATTATTATATTAAAATTGTATCAGATGATGTATTAATTACGGATGAAAATACAGATGAAAATACAGATGAAAATACAGATGAAAATATTTTAGCACCTGAATTATATGCTACTGAAAACAAACAAAATTATTATATTATATGTGATGAATATAATGTGCCATTATGGTATCATAAAAATACATTAAATAATACAATAATTAATCAAATTAGTAATTCAAAAAAATATTATTTATTTTTAGAAAATAATACAAATGATAATGATATAAATACTTTTAGAAATTTTTATCCAAAAACAATAATTAACATTAATACATTAGAAAGATACGATTTTATTATACTAAATAATCATAATAAGAATAAGAATATTATATGTAATTTTAATTTATATACTGCGATTCAAACAAAAGAGAATAATATTCTAATACCATCGAACACATATGGATTTTATTTACAAATAAATAATAGTGTTGAAATAATTTGGGAATTCTTTTTTGACTTATTTTTAACTCCAGCCGCAATAAACAATAATGACTATACATTTGAAATAAGTGCAATTGATATTCATTCAGAAAATTCAAATATTGTAATATCATTACATAATACAAATGCTTTAATTTGTATTGAGTATAATTCTAAAAATATTATTTGGATTTATGATCCAACAAATACTTTAAAAGATTTATTGAAATATCCTAATGATATAATCTTTCTAACTACATCTAATTTACCAAACAACGAATTTATTAATTATATACCAGTTTCAATAATTCACGATATTCATTGGATAGATAATAATATATTTATTTATCAAAATGAGAACGAATATAATAGATCAAGAAGTGATGGTTTTAAGATAGATTTAGAAAATAAACAATTAGTTTGGATTACACAATCTTATACCACTAATTGTCCCTTTAATTTTAATAACACTTTTAAAATAATTAATAAAAATAATCCTTTTGCGAAATACCTAAATTGGCTTAATACTGATCCATGTTTTGTTGAATACTATTCTACGATCCATACTGAAAATAATAAATATCCAATAATTAAAGATAATAAATCTTTAACTAGTATAAAAAAAATGAGAAACACTTCTGGAAGATTAATAACTAATCTATAAAATGTTTTAATAATTTTTCAACTATCTCTGTAGTATGTTCCTTTAATAAATAACAATATCTTAATTTTTTTGTATTATCATGTTTATCAATTATATAAAATGATAAATGACAATATTTTTCTTCATCAGTTGCTTGATCTACTGTATAATTTATAATATCATGTATTTTATAATGATTCATACTATTATGATCTCCATCATTATAATCAATTATCAATACATAATAGTTTTCTTTCTTATTTTTTCTTATTTGTATAAATAATTTATATACAACATCTGTTTCTATTGATTTATGATCAAAATTATTTCCCCAAATTAAATCAGACATAATTCTTATATTATCTTATTCTTAAATTATTTATCAATTATTTGTTTAAAATATAAAATATCCTCATCTGGTATATCTGTGATTAATCCCTTCATTACAGATTCATATACTTTATTACTAGCATCTTTCGCTAAATCTAAACGATTACACATTAAAGCTGAATTTACAAAATACCATTTAATTGAATGCCAATCTCTAACTGGATTATGATAATTTGTAATAACTGAATAATAATCCCCATAATATAATGTCATTAATTCAGGATGTCTATCATATACATAAATAAATACTTGTTCATCCGCATGAAAAACACGATTAAATAATTGTTCATAAAATATTGATAATGCTTTTGTATATAATAATGAAACATACTCTTTTTGAACAGTAAATATAGTTGTTGCTATACTACAATTACCTAAATTACAAAATAGTATCATATTTTCTAATTCTTTATGATCACGATAATGTATATATAATATACCAATTTTTGGATGTGGATTATTTAACATAGCCAACGATGCTTCTTTTATATTATAAGGAGCTATATGATTACATCCAAAATCCATCCATACATAATGACTCGTATTAAAATCATTTCTTTCAGCAGCTATTTGTATAGCAATTATTTTAAACATTACTGTTAAAGAATATGATACTGTAACTCTAGCATAATCATCTTCTAAATAATATGAAAAAGGTTCGCGATTTTTTTTTACTATTCCCCAATTATTTTTATAAAAATCATATTCAGATATATTTTTTTCAATATAAATTGTTATATTATTTTCACCAATTAATTCATCTCTTATTTCTTTTATTCTCGGTTTTGTTTTTGAATCACAAAATATTATAATTGGATTGTCTAACTGTAATATAGCTCTTCCATGATTTAAATAAAATTCAGGACTTCTTGTAGCTGGAGAAGAATCTTTTAATTCAGTTAAATTAAAAAACATCGTAACTATCGTAGATTTATATTTTTTATTTAATTTATTCATTATCATTAATAATTATATAATCTTATATTTCTTAAATATAAGATATATTTAAAATAACGTGAAATACCAAACTTAAGAACTTTCTTCAAGTCTTTAAATTTGGTGTGGTATTTAACAGTAACTTAGTTAAATTGGTTTAGGTAGTGTATAAGCAATATTTAGAATAAACTCCATTTGAACCATATGAAATATACTTCCTAACATTTCATTATGTTCAATTGGATATTTATTTTCTTTTGTTGTATTTTTATCAAAATATAATTTTAACTTTGTTAATTTAATATCCAACAATTTATTAATTCGATCATAACATAATTTTGTAAATTCAGTATTAGATCGAACTATGTATCCACTATTCCCAATTAATAATTTATAATATTTTTTTAAATTTACAACGTATATATCATCTGGACCACTTTCAGAATATCCATTAATGAATATTTTTTGATTCATATTTAATTCATTAAATGCTTCCATCCAACTATCATTTATTGAACCATTCGTAAAAAATCCTCCTCCATAAAAATGCATTAAATATGCTTTTAAGTAATTAACTTTATGAAAGTCTGATAAATATTCATATGCCTCGTGTATTGGATGATCTTTTAATATATAATCTTTTAAATTATTATTTGTAATTACAACTATATTACATTTTGTTATTTCTTTTAAATTTTCCGTATATTTTATATCCATTTGATTCATTTCTACAGATTTTATCCAAAAATAATATATATTGTTTTCTGGATATTTATCTATTATAGATTTTACATATGTCGCTTCATCTGGTGAAAGAGATAATATTTTTTTTTCATAAGCTTCGTATATTTTATTTGCCGCTTGTATTGCTAAGTGAATTTTTCCAGCTGCTAGCGTCTTCTCTAAGAAATATTTCTTTATTGTTACAAAATCTCTAACCGGATAATGATAATTTGTTATTAATGAATAATAATCTCCATAATATAACGTAAATAAATGAGGATTTCTATTATAACAATATGTTAAAATTTGTTCATCCGCGTGACCTACTCCTAATGATAATTGTTCATAAAATATTGACATCATTTTAGAATAAAATATAGAAACATATTCTTTCTGAACAGTCATAATTCCTGCCGCTACACCACAAAGACCATTATTACAAAAATCAATCATATTATTTAGTTCATTTTTTCTATAATGAATATATAAAACACCAATTTTTGGATGAGGATTATCTAATATAACTTTTGACTTTGAAATTACATCGACAACAACATAACTACATCCAAAATCCATCCAAACATAATACTCTGTATTAAAATCATTTCTTTTATGTGCTATATTAAGTGCTATAATTTTAAATATTACTGCTAAAAAATATGATGATGTAATTCTTTTATTTTTTTCTAAACTATAAATTAAACTATTATTTTTTCGATTTCCTTCAATAATCTTATAATTTTCTTTATAATAATCATATTCAGTTAAATTCTTTTCTATATATATTGTTATAGTATTGATACCAATATATTCATCACGAATTTCTTTTATTTTATCTTTTGTTTTCATATCACAAAAGATTACCATTGGATTTTTTAATTGTAATATTGATCTACCATGATTTAAATAAAATTCAGAATTTCTTGTTTTATCTGTAGTATCAATTAAAGCTGATAAATCAAAAAATGATGTTACAATAGTTGACTTATATGTAAGCATTATATTTTTTTAATATTATTAATATAAATTTATCTTTATAATAAAAAAAATAAAATGCTTACATCATCTTACCTCTAATAGATGTTTCACTCATAACACCAATTGATTGTCTATTATAAACAATTTTTTCTTCTATATCTCTTAATGCTTCTGTATTAATACATCCTACATAACTCATTGTGCTCTTAATACTAGATTCAATTCTTTGTAATACATTAGAAACAGGTCCCTTAATTTCAACTTCTATATCAGCCCCCTCTGGATTTTGAGAACTGTTATATTCCTTATTTGTCATTTCAGCCTTAGATACCATTGCCATAGCTGACGCCATTCCTCTATAACATTTGACTCTTCTATTATTACGATAAATTATGTTACCAGGAGTCTCATCTGTTGCTGCTAAAGTTTTACCTAACATCATAGCATCTGATCCAACTATGAAAGCCTTGCTAATATTACCGTCTTTACCTAAATGACCCCCATCTGAAATCATACCAACTTTATATAGACGAGCAATTTGCTTACATTTCATTAAAGAACTAAATTGGCCAGATCCAACACCTGTTACTAAACGAGTTGAACAAATTGAACCATTACCAATACCTACTCTAATACAATCTGCGCCTGCTAGGCATAAGAATTCAAAACCTTCGGAATTACATACATTTCCCGCCATAATATCAGTATTTAATTGTTTTAATTCTTTAATTACATTTTTAACTCTTTCATTATATCCGTTTGCTACATCTACACATAAAATATTACAACCAGCTTCAACAAGAGCTGAAGCCCTTTCAAAATAATCATCAACTATACCAATAGAAGCGCCTACAAGGAGTTGCCCTTTGGAATCTAATGAATATTTGTCTTTATTTAATTCATACGCCATTAAACTTTTATAACTAATTAATCCAATCGAATTATCATCATTTACCACAGGAAGTTTTTCAATCTTATGTAAATTCATGATTTTTAATGCTTCATCTCTTGTAATATCAATATTAGCTGTTATTAAATCTTTTGTCATAATTTCGCTTACATGAATATTATTTTTGTTACCTGAAACTAGATGGACATTTAGATCTCTTTTTGTTATAATTCCAACTAATACTTCATCTATATTAGTTACTAAATAACTTTGAACCTTAGTTTGTTTTATTTTATTTAATAATGTATCAATGGTTTCATTTTCATATACTGTATAAGGTTTTTCAATTATAAATGATAAATGTCTTTTAACATTCTTAACCAGATTTACTTGTTGATCAATCGTATTATAACGATGTATAATACCTAATCCACCATTTGTTGCCATATTAATCGCCATTTCAGATTCAGTAATTGTATCCATTGGGGATGAAATTAATGGTAAATATAATGATATGTTTTTGGTTAATTGTGACTTTATTTTAATATTTTTTCGTGAGTCTATATTAGAATATCTAGGTTCTATTAATACATCATCAAACGATAAAGATTCTTGAATAGTGTTCATTTTAACTAAATAATATCTAAAATAGAATATTTATAAATATTAAATTAATCAATTTTTTCGATAAAAAAACTATGGTATTAATTTATAAAAACTATAAAAAATTATGGTTATAGAATAAAAAATAGAAAAAAAATAAAAAAAATAAAAAAATATTTCATTTTCCAAAAATCGATTTTCAAAAAGTTGGAAGATTTGTACTAGTAAAAAAAAAAACTCACTCTCCCTTTCTGGCAAGCCAAAAAGGTAAGCCTAACATTAGCCAATATTCTTTAATTTCTATATATTTTACATCAACTCTTCCTATAAAAAAACTATTTGCCAGAAAGGTAAATAAAGGTAACGCTAATACAGCATAAGAAAAATGACATTTTTATATAAATTAATGATAATACTATCATTAATCCATTTACCTTTTTGGCAAAAATATTTACCTTTTTTGTTACCTTTTTTGTATTTTTGATTTTTTTTTACCTTTCTGGCATGCCAAAAAAGTAACACTAGTTGATATCTTTAAGTATATTACAAATTTAACAATTAACTAGTTTTTATATCTTAATTTATTTAAAAAGTCATTTACAAAAAAGGTAAATATCATAACTTAAAAGCAGTATAAAAATACGTTTATAATACATCAATAATAATTTATAATCTTTGTATTTTTTATACAATTAGCCTTACCTTTTTTTTACCTTTTTTGTATTGATATTTATTGATATCACTATTAGCCATAAAAATATATTTATTATAAATTAATAATCATTTAGGATATTTACTTTTTTGCTTACCTTTTTGGCAATAAATTTACCTTTTTGGCAAGAATTTACCTTTTTGACAAACCAATTTTAAAATTGATAAATTTACCTTTTTTGTAAATAATTTACCTTTTTTGTAATAGATTTACCTTTTTTGTTTGACACCTAAGTTTTATATTTATATAGATTTGGTATATTATAATATTAAAATTAAAAAATAATATTATAATTTTTAATAAATTAGCCTTACCTTTTATTTACCTTTTTTGTAAAATTTTACCTTTTTGAATTATATATAAATATATAAATTATATAATAATTATGGATACATATAATTGTAATATATGTTTTGAAATATTTAAAAATAAAAGGTCTCTAGAGAGACATAATAATAAGAAAACAAAGTGTAATGTTGTAACTGATTTTAAATGCGAATCATGTAATAAATATTTTATACATAATAAAAATTTACAAGAACATACTGCTAAAAAAATATGTATTAAATATGTAGAATCTTATAATAATTTAATTGTTCAAAATAAAATAATAGAAAATGATGCTATTATTGATCCAAAAGAAAAAAAACAAGCAATTAAATCACTTATTAATAGTTCAATTGATGAAAATTTAAAAATTGACTTATTAAAAAAACATAATATTACTCTTCTAGATGATCAAATTAAAGCAATTCTTTCTTCAGATATGAGTTGTGACGATAAAACATTAAATTTACTTTCTTATATAAATAAAGAACCGGTCATTAATAATATAAATAATGGTGTTATTACAACGAATAATACTCAAGTTACTAATAACATTCAAATAAATAATTTTAGAAATGAAAATATTGAATACTTAAATAATGAATACTTTAAAGATCTTCTAATGAATAATCATATAGAAACTGCTTATATGAAATTAACTGAAGATATTTATCTTAATGAAGATCATCCCGAAAATCTAACCATAAAAGTAGATAATTTAAATAATAAATTCGCTTTTATTTATGAAGACGGTAAATGGAAAGGAATCTTGAAGTATGAATTAAAGAATATTCTACATGACACGAATAGCAGACTATTAAAAGTTCATTATAGAAAGCTAAAGGACTTATTAGATACAGCTAAAAAAAATAGTATAAATGTTTTTTTAGCTAGACAATATGATTCAGATCCTCACCTAAAAGATATGAATGAAAAAATGGTTCTATTATTTTATGAAGGTCGATCTAAAGTATAAAAGAAATGAAGAAGTGAAAAAGTAAAGAAAAATTAAGATCTATAATCTTTTAATACATCAGTTGCCATCTTATCTACTCTATCATTTCCAATACTATGTTTATCTGTTTTATTAGTATGCGAATTTAAGTGATGAAACTTTATATTTGGTTTATTTTCTAAACTAAGTATGAGTTTTTTTATTATATTTATATTAGGTATCTCTTTTGGATAACCAAGTTTTTTCATCTTCTGTCCATAATCAGAAACACATTTTATTCCATATGCTGAATCAGTATGTATTACTGCTTCTTCATCTTCGTTGATTAATTCAATTGCTCGCAAGATCCCCATTAATTCTCCGCTATTATTAGATGGACCTTCTAACACTAATCCAGATTCATTCCGTATATCATCCTCAGCAAAATATACTCCATATGATGCCTTACAATCAGGCTTACCATTATGATATGACGAACCGTCTGTATATACATTTAGGATAGAATCGTCATAATGATTATCATAATCAATATCTATTAATTTATTTTGAACATAATCTAATGCTTCTTTTCTAGTCATAAATTTTTTAAATTGCTGATTAGGAAAATGTTTTATTTGTTCAACACATTCATTCCACGTTTTATATAATCCTGGAACACGACCAACTCTAACAGCATAAAATATTTCTTTCTTATTAGTATTAAAATCATCTTTAATTGTTGTCTTGGATTTTATGTTTTTTGTATAAGAATTGGAAGCTGGACTAGATTCTTGAATATAAATTTCTGCTTTCTTTTTTTCTGTTGTTGGTTTTACATCTTTATTAGATAAGTATTTCATTGCTTCAATCATACTTTCAAATTCTCTATATTCCGGATTTGGAAAATTTTTGATAGCATTTTCAAGAGCTATTTTGGTTGTTAGTAATCCGGTTTTAATTCCATGTTTT